GTGCTACTCTTAAGAGAGAACTTTACAGAGTCAATATCACTATTGAGACTGATGAAGATGATTTGATGGGTGGTCACACTTTACAAGGTGGGGATGTTCTCTTCAGAGAGGGCCCAGTCATCAAAGCAATGAGAAAAGGTGCTGTACTTCTATTGGATGAAGTCGACCTTGGTTCAAACAAGTTGATGTGTCTACAATCAGTTCTTGAAGGTAAAGGATACCTAATCAAGAAAACTGGTGAGTGGGTGACACCTAAAGAAGGGTTCACAATTCTTGCAACTGCAAACACTAAAGGACAAGGGTCTGATGATGGTAAATTCATCGGGACTCAAATTATGAATGAGGCAATGTTAGAAAGATTTGCAATCACAATGCAACAAGAATATCCACCAGTGACCACTGAAAGGTCTATCCTTAAAAAAGAAATGGCATTGACTGGTGAAGTCGATACTGAGTTCTGTGACAAACTAGTAGACTGGGCTGACATTATCAGAAAAACTTACTATGAAGGTGCGATAGATGATGTCGTGACTACTAGAAGGTTGGTTCACATTGTCAATGCATACAGAATGTTCAACGACAAACTCAAGTCAATCACAATGTGTATTTCAAGGTTTGACGAAGAGACTAGAAATAGTATCCTCGACCTCTACACTAAGATTGATGCTGGGGTTGACCTAAATGCAGAAAACCCTGTTGACGAAACAGAGTCTTCAGAGTATAATGACTAATATGTTTGGAAAAAAAGTAAAGTCAATAGACTACAAATATAATGAGGACAAGTCCCTAAAGGAACTTGCCTCTTATATTGATAACACCTATGACCAACACTACAGTCTAAACAAATACCAATCCACTGAATTTATAATTGACAGTGGACACGGTGAAGGTTTTTGTATCGGAAACATAATGAAATATGCACAGCGATACGGAAAAAAAGGTGGGAGGAATAGAGCCGACTTATTAAAAGTTTTGCACTATGCTCTCTTTATGCTATATGTTCACGATAAGGAGAAACACAAGTGATGAAAATTAGTAATGAAACAAGAGACGTTCTAAAAAACTTCTCAACCATAAACTCGGGTATACGAGTTAAAACTGGAAATAAACTAGAAACTATTTCTAACATGAAAAACATTCTTGCGATTGCTACAATCGAAGAATCATTCCCACAGGATTTTGCAATATATAATTTGCCAGAGTTCTTAGGTGCAACTTCTTTGTTAGACGACCCCGAGTTTAATTTCAACCCCGAAAAATTGTCGGTAGAAGACACCAATTCAAAGATGGATTATTTCTATGCATCTGAAGGAATGGTTGTTGCACCCGAGAAAATGATAACCATGCCTTCTTCTGAAGTGACATTTACAATAACATCAACTCTGTTAACAGACTTACAGAAAGCATCTAGTGTTCTAGGTGTCAATGATTTAGTGTTAGAGTCAGATGGAACTACAGTCACACTTACAGTGAAGGACAAGAAGAATGCAACATCTAATACACTTAGTAGAACGGTTGCAGAAGGTAATGGAGATAAATACCAAATGAATTTCAAGATTGAGAATCTGAAAATTCTAACAGGTAATTATGAAGTGCAAGTTTCCTCAAAAGGAATCTCACACTTTAAAAATACAGATGTTGAAGTTGAGTACTTCATTGCATTAGAACCCGATAGTTCTTATACAGCATCTTAAGTTGTTTGGAGTGATTAAAGTTCAAGTCTCAACTATTATCACGGGAGCAGTCCAACTCATCATGGTGGACTGTACTAGAAACTCGGTGGGGAGTATCTAACTTATTATGAACGAATTTTTATACGTAGAAAAGTATCGACCACAAAAGATTGAGGAAACGATACTACCAAAAGAATTTCACGACCAATTTTTGGAGTTTGTCAAACAGGGAGAGATTCCTAATCTTTTACTTTGTGGTTCTGCAGGTGTTGGTAAAACAACTGTTGCTAGGGCTCTCTGTAATGAGTTAGGTGCAGACTTTATTGTAATCAATGGTTCTGATGAAGGTAGACTTATTGATACCTTAAGAACTAAAATCAAAAACTTTGCAAGTACTGTTTCATTGGGAGGTGGCCCAAAGGTCGTTATCCTTGATGAGGCAGATTACATTTCTGCAGAATCAGTGCAACCTGCACTTAGAGCATTCATAGAAGAGTTCTCTTCTAACTGTAGATTTATCTTTACTTGTAATTACAAAAACAGAATCATACCTGCATTACATTCAAGAACAACAGTCATTGATTTTAAAATTGCACCAAAAGAAAAACCAGTACTTGCACAAAAGATGTTATTAAGATGTAAAAGTATTTGTCATATCGAAAACATAGAAGCAGACGAAAAGGTTCTTGCAGAATTAGTTATGAGATTCTTTCCCGACTTCAGAAGAGTTCTGAATGAGATTCAGAGATATGGTGTTGGTGGTGTTATTGATTCGGGTATACTATCATCTTTGTCAGAAGAGAAGTTCACCCCACTTATTGATATGATTAAAGAAAAGAATTGGAGTGGAATGAGAAAGTGGGTCGGTCAGAATTCTGATAACGACTTCAATACACTATTCAGAAAAGTGTTCAATGCATTAGAACAAAGATTAGAACCATCTTCAATACCAGCTGCAGTTCTAATCATTGCAGACTATCAATACAAATCTGCATTTGCAATGGACTCAGAGATTAACTTCACTGCATGTCTAACAGAGATTATGTCGGAGTGTAAATTCAAAAATGGGTAAACTAAGACAGTGGTTAAGAAAGTGGATTGATGCACAAGTAGAAAGGTCATTACAAAGACAAGCAAATAAAATGTTTTCAAAACACAGCGTAGAATATAGAGATGGAGATAACACATGACACAATATGACGAAACAGTAGATAGACAAAGGAGATTAATCCTTGCAGAGGAATGGGCAAGTGGTGTTAAATCACTTCATGCACATTCATTAACGTCACTATGGTACGACACTAGGGGTAATGATGGTTCAGTAATGGACATAGAATACAACAATGGTGTCGTCCAAAGAGAGATTAAAGAAACAGGTGAAACTGTATTCTTTGGTGAACCTGTTACAGGTGACGACCTTCTACAACTCTTCGGACAACATACAGGAAAGTAAATGTCCAAACGTAATCCTTTTGACTTTGTCAAGTCCGTATCCTATGATAAAAAAGATATCATGGTCGACTCTGTTGAAGAGAAAGCTTACGCCCCCTTCCTAATAAACAAATCATTATCTTATCATCAAGATTCTGTTTTCTTTACTAATGAAATGAATTGCAGACATGGGTCAGACCATCGTCTTCAATATGTGTTTTTCCTAAATACTCTTAGAAAAAGACAAAGATTTTCAAAGTGGTCTAAACCATATATTAGTAAAAAAATCGATGTCGTAAAGAGTTACTATCAGATATCAACAAGAGAGGCAAAAGAATATGTATCCCTTCTATCTGATAAACAAATACGTGAATTGAAAAACAGAATGAATCTTGGTGGAAGAGAAGATGGATGAACATAACCCTATAGTAGACGAACTAGTCGAAATAACATTTCCCGAAAAGGACGATTTCCTTAAGATTAGGGAAACACTTTCACGTATAGGTGTTGCATCAAGAAAAGAACAAGAACTATTTCAATCATGTCATATCCTTCATAAACGTGGTCATTACTACATTACTCACTTTAAAGAACTATTCAAACTAGATGGTAAGCCCAACTCAATAGATGAGTCTGATATAGGTAGAAGAAACACTATAGTTAAACTATTAGCACAATGGAAACTTCTTACTGTAGTAGATGAGACCAAGATATCCGACCCTCAAGCACCATTATCACAAATCAAAATCATTCCTTTCAAGGAAAAAAGTCAGTGGAAATTGACAACTAAATACAGTATTGGGTCTAATAATTCATAAATACTACTGTTAATAACTAACAGGAGATACTTATGTGGGACTTTATTAGTAGTATTTGGGCATTTATGTCTGCTATACCAGCAATCATTTCAATATGTTCAGTAATCGTTATGATGACAGACACACCTAAAGACGATGCTCTTTGGGCTAAGTGTTATAAATACATAGAAGTCTTTGCACTAGCAATAGGAAAAGCAAAAGACAAAAATCCATTATTGGATAAATAAATAGGAGTATATCATGGAAGCATATGTAGTTATAGGTATAATCGTTGCAATCGTTGTTGTCAAGTTCGTTTTGGACGGCAACAAAAAACCAACAGTTAAATCTAAACCAGTACCTTCTAAGCCAGTACAGAAGAAACCTACTACTGCACAACTTAAGAAATTGACGAAAAATCAATTACTTGATATTGCAGATAAAAATGACATCAAAGGTGTTACAAAAAGTGGTGCTAAAGCTGTAGTTGTCTCTCAAATAAGAGATAATTGGTCTGAGGGTGATGAGTTTGAAGAGGAGTAATCCACTCTAACGTTCTTAAGGGGTCTTTATGACCCCTTTTTTTCGTCTAAGAGAAGTCAAAAAGTATAAATAATGGTATGGATATATTTGTATTGATAGGTGAAGTGGGAGCTCCGATTGCTGGAAGTCTAGTGATGGGGTTCTTCATATTCACTGTTATCAAACAAATTCTAGAAGGTGTTGTTGACGACATAAAAACTTTAACCATGTTCTGTAAGTCACTGGAAAATCGTGCAAGAACCATGTCTAATGAGATGATAAAGATAGACATGTTAGTGTCAAGTGCCTTAGAATTGAGACCCGACATAGAGAGAGTTGCACGTGCAGAGAACTTTGTGGAAGATGGGAAAGTGGATACGAGGAGAGATTAGTATGGAGACGGAAGTAGTTGAAGTAGTAGCAAATACAGACCCTACATTGGTGTCCTTACTTAATGATTATGGATTTCCTATTGTAATGATGGTCGGACTTGGATATTTTATATACTATATTTGGTGGTTTGTGGGTGAGAAATTAGAACCCGAAATTGAAAAACAACACTTTGCACTTATCAGAGTGATTGACCAAGTAAGAATGTTAGACCAAGACTTAATACGTTTACAACAAAAAGTGGATGTAGTTCTTGAATACAAAGAGAATGAAAAGAAGAGGAAAACGAAATGATTAAACCAACAGTATTAATTATAGGTTTATGTTTTGCACTTAGTGTAAGTGCAGACGAAATAGTACACAAATTTAAGAGTCCATCCTTTAGTGGAATAGGACAGAGTTCTCATTATCTTACGATTGAGAACCAAGAGAAATCAAGACGTGATAAGATTGCTCAGGACATAGAAGATAGAATTGCAAAAGCAGAAAGAGATGCAAATAACACTACCCTTGCAAAATTTCTTAGAAATGTCGAAAGTAGAATTTACGCTCAGATAGCAAAACAGTTAGTAGAAAATATGTTCTCTAACGGAGAAGCAGCAGACTATGGTGTTTTCACTATAGAAGGTAATACAGTTACATACGAAAAATTAGTTGGAGAAGATGGTGCAGAATTCATCAGATTAACTATTGTTTCAAGTGATGGCACAACAACAACTTTAGATATACCAGTAGGTACAGGAAGTTTCTAAAAAATGAAAAATCTCGGATTGGTAGGATTGATTATCTTGCTCACCAGTGGGTGTGCAAGTATTCCTTCGTCTTATGATTCGTGTGATTCAACTGTAATGAGTAAGGTAGGTACTTGTATAGAAAAGGCAGAGGTCGTGAAGATACCGACCTATCAAGAACTTTCAGACTTACCACCTGCTAAAGTAATGCCAGTAGTTGCAGTTTATGGGTTCTTAGATAAGACAGGACAAAGGAAGAGAATGGATGGAGTTGCATCTTTCTCTACTGCAGTGACCCAAGGTGCAGAAGCATTTTTAATTGATGCACTTAAGACTGCTGGAAAAGGTAAATGGTTTAGAGTAGTAGAGAGAACAAATTTGGATGCACTTGTAAGAGAGAGACAGATTGTTCGTTCTGCTAGAGAAGACTTTGCAAATCAAGAAGGTAATGAGGATTCCCCAACGGGTATTCAACCTCTCTTGTTTGCTGGTATCCTACTTGATGGTGGGATAATTGGTTATGA